TCCAGCAGAAGTATCATTTACATCAGAACTAGATACTGTCATAGTAGTTGCACTTGGTGGATAAGAATATAAACCTCCTTGTGACCAAATAGTTTCCATACTATTTCCAACAACTGCATTTTGTCCGAATTTATAGACTTGTTTGTAGCTAGGAGATAAAGCTCCACTAGAAACATTAAGATCAAAAGGGTGTTCAAAGTTTACATTATTACAAGACATTAGCAACCGTATCTTGTATTAAACCAAGTAAATCTTTCTAGTTCTTTTCGTAAATCTTCTTGGTATGAAAAATTTAATTCAGTTTTAATAGTATCCACTGCACGAAGAATTTGTCTTTGGTTTTCAACATCATATTCTTCTTTTGGTTCTGGTATGTATGAAGTTATTCTAGCCATTATCTGTACTGACCTCCTCTTCTACCTTCCCTGTTAGCAGCTGCTTGACTTGTTGATATAGTTGCAGTGTGCGTACCTCCGCCACCTCCGCCACCGCCGCCAGTGTCTTGTTTAAATTTTATTTTAGCTTTTGCAGCATCTTCTAATTTTTTTTGTTTTTGAGCTTGTATCTCTCTTCGTTTTTCAAAAAATTCTTTTCCTGTTCTACTTGAAGCAAATAAATCAGCCATACTACCTGTTTTTGTAAACCTTTGTGCTGCTCGATCAAATCTATTTAAACCAGTGTTTGGATTATAGAAGTCACCACCAAAAGAACTAACCGGCACATTAACACCATCAATATTATATATTCCATTTCTAATTGTTCCACCTGGAGTAAATTGTTCGTAAGGTTGACCTCCTTTAGCTATATTTTTTACAAAATTATATCCAGGCATTACTACACTCATTAGTAAATCAAAAATACCATTAGATTTTTTAGGTTCTGTAAATGTTTGACCTAAAACTCTATTTTGATCTGCTATAGTTCTAGGAGTTGCATATCTCATGTCACCAACACCTGAATATGGTAATTGATTTTCTTCCATTAAATCTATTTCAGTAATTCCACCAGGAACAACTCCACCAGCTATATCTAACATATTTGGTCTTACAAATGGATTTGTTTTAGCTTGATTTTCTGCAATAATTTGTTGAACTAAATCTCTATTTTGTAAATTAGGAACGTTATATTGATTAAGTATGTCAGCAGTATTTATAAAAGGTGAAGCTGATGTAGTATTAGTTATACCAGTCGCTAAATCAAAAGTTGGCATATTATATCCTAAAGATAAATTTGGAACCGTAGGTTTTTCAGCTGCACTAGCTGAACCAAAAAGATTAAGACTATCAAAAAAACTTTTTTCAGGAATTTGTTGTTGAGCCTCATATGCTGCTTTCATTTGTTCATAAGCAGGTTGAGAAGATAACATTATATTTTCTTGACCAGGCACATAGTTTTTAGAAAACTGTTGGTCGTAATACCTTTTTTCCATTGGGTTTAGTTGATTATATAAATTGTTATAATTTATTTCTGCCATTATCTTCTACCGTCTGGTTTAATATCTACTCTTAATGTTCCATAACGCCAAGTTTCACCTATAGCGTCATTCTCAATTTTGATTGCAAGAAGTCTTCCTCTAGCACGTGTGTCCACTTTATCAGTAGAACTTGTAATTGTAAAGGGTCCTAGTGGTGAGCTTGATGCTGTGTCACTTGGATAATTATTCAATAGTAAAGTAATTTTTGAATTACCAGTTAATACTTTAAAATCTGGTATAAATCTACTCATAGACATGATAAACTCCCCATCTCCTCTAAAATCAGCTATACCAGTTGATTGACCGGTTAAACCTTTTCTTGAAGATATATCGAAGTCTCCAGATTGAATATAGGCATCGATAGAAGTTGTGCCTGATGAATTGATTTGATCGGTTCCGGTTTCATGAGCATAATAAGTTGATGCTCCATACTTTGCAGTGATTCCTTGTATTGGAAAATTAGGTACAGCAGTTGCATTGTATTCTGTTGCATATGGTAAATCAAATACACCTGTATCTGCATAACTAGTTCTAGCTAGAGATGATGTTGTCCAACAGTTTTCTCCGTAATTATAACTGACACATCTATCAATTTGATCAGAACCATTTTTTGCATAAAACCAATTAACTTCATTATATAAAGTATTATGTTCTGCATAAACAATCTGGCCTGCATTATAATTAATTCCTAAATTGTCTCCTGTAGTTGTAAATACAAAGTCTTCAACTAAACATGGTATCGCTTTTACTGTACCATCATACATAAAAAATCCACCTTCACCTGACATCCAAAAGACAACACCATTAGAATAAGTAAGTGCATGTTGACCAATCAATCCGCAGTTGGTACCAACTTGTTTAACTGAAAATGTAAATGGTGGACCAACAAATTGAATTACGTAAGCAGAACTATCTGTTAGTACTAAAGTGTAATCTTTACCAGATACAGCTCCTACAATTTCATTACCTTTATCAACTCTAAATGTTCCTGCAGTATTTGTTGCAGTTGGAGCATAAGTATTAAAGTCTTCTTGATTTGAAAATCTTATAAACATTGGATCTTGTGTTGATGGATCACCAATTGTAGTTTCTGTTCCAAAATGAAATACATGTCTATCTCTATCGGATACTTGTGTTAGTCTAGATGCGGTTGGTGCACCTGTCATAACGGTTGCTCTAATTCCTCTTGCACCTGATGCTCCTGCATCCCAAGTAAATGTTTTACCATTGTGAATTGTTGCAACTAATATTTGACCAAAGTTATCTAAACTCCAGAAGCCTGGATCCAGGACCACGTTACTTGTTGAACGCTCCGTGCCCCATGTTGATGTGCTCCAAGTATCAGTGCCCCATCCATAACCTGCTGTTTGAAATGTTGGACCAACAACTAGATAAGGATCAATTTCTGCTGATCCAGTTCCAGAAGTTGTACCTGCTGAATTAGATGGCATAGTAATTTCAAAAGTATTTGCGGTTGAATTTAGTACTTCAAAAATATTGTCTGTAAAATCTCCTGATGCATATCCCGATCCAGTTGGAACGGTAACACTGGAAAAAGTTACATATCGTCCATCGGATAAACCATGTGAAGTTTTATTAACTGTAACGGTTGGTGAACCGGTTGTTGCATCAAAGTCAGCTCCAGTAATTGCTGTATCTAAAGGTGTGATGTCATAAAAGTCTTCACCATAATATAAAAACAAACCTTGTGATGTACCGATTGCGGTATATTTTTCACCATTTAACGATGTCCATGCATGCTGCGCTCTTGCTACACCTGGTAAAGTTTTATATTGTACAGTTAATTGATTCCAACCCCCTATTTTTTCAGGTAGTCCATATCGAAATCGAACAAAATCGCCATCGACCCATTGAGACTCGGCTCCAGAATCCGTGACCATCTTGTTAAAACCGGGCTTGAAATTTAATTTTTGTAGCATATAGTATACTATATAATAGTAAAATAAATTAATAAAGATATAATTATATGATAGACTTTATAGAAAAAAACCCCATATTTTCGCATTCCCATTCTTTAGCTATAACTTATCCCAGAACAGTATTAATTACTCATGGTAATTATCCTTATGTAGAAAGCATTCATAATTTATTAATTGAAGTTAAAAATAATATAAGTGAAAAAGATTCCTATGCTAGTAATGTAAAAGGAGGTAAAACTTCTTGGAATCATTTTCTTAATAATGAAGATATTACTGACTTTATAAATTATTGTATAAATAAACATGTTTTAAGTAATCCTCCTTTATTTAGATTTTTTTATGAAAGAAAAACCATTATAAATGCCTGGGGAAATGAACTTAAAAAAGGAGATTATGTAGTTCAACATCTTCACCATGATTGGCATTGTATTCTTTATTTAACAGAAGGAGAACCCTTACTGTTACCAGAACTTAATATTAAAATAATACCTAAACCTGGTGATTATTATTTTTTTCCTCCTTTCATAGAACATGGAGTTGAAGAATGTAAAAGTGATAAAAATAGATATAATGTAGTTTTAAATATAAGTGAAAAACAAAATTGGGAAAAAGAAAAATATCTTTACCAGAAAAATAATAAAAAATGATAATTGCAGGTATTTCAAAAAATAATCATGATGATTCTGTTTGTGCTTATTTAGATGGCGAAATTAAATATGCTAAATATGAAAGAGAGTCAAATGTAAAATCTGACATTGCTCCTGATTGGTGGTTTTATGAAAAAATAAAAAGTTGGGGTGTAAAACTAGAAGAAGTATCTTTATTTGTAGAAACTGATAGAGGTAATTTTTATGATAATGTTGATAGACTTCCTTTAAATGCATGTACTTTTTTAGAAAATTCTTATTTAAAAACAATAATATTAGATCATCATTTTGCACATCTTTTTTCTAATCCCAGATATGTACCAGGTGAAACACCTGGTATAGTAGTTGATGGTATGGGTTCAGGAGGAAACAGAAGTTTAATTGATGATTGTTTTTATCCTTTAAGATCAAATGCTATCACTCCTGGAAATATTTATACACAAATTGCTGATACAATGAAAATATCAGATACATCAGGTAATGATTTTCAGGATATGGCCGGTAAAGTAATGGGTTTAGTAAATTATGGAAAAATAAATAAACAAAATTTAGATAGACTTACGCAAATACATATTAGAGAAGTTCATGACCAAATTATTCCACAAAATTATTTTGGAAAAAATGATCAAAAATGGCAAGATTTTATAAAAAATGTAGATGAAGTTTGTTATAGGGTTCTTAAACACAATTTTGATCATTTAAAAATACCTGAAAATAAAGGAAAAGATATTATCTATTCAGGAGGAGTGGCTTTAAATGTAGAATGGAACAGAAGATTAAAAGAAGAAGAAGGATATTCTTTGGATATAGATCCAGCTGTAAATGATAGTGGTTTATCTGTGGGTTTAGTTAATTATGGTTTATATAGAAATAATATTAAAGTTCCTAAAATAAAAAATTTTCCTTACATAGAAGATGATGAAGCTCCTCTAAAAAATCCATCTACTGAAACTATAAATAAAGTTGCTGATTTACTATCGCAAAATAAAATTGTAGGTTGGTATCAAGGTCATGGAGAATATGGACCAAGAGCATTGGGAAATCGTTCTATTTTAATGAATCCTTCTATACAAAATGGAAAAAACATTTTAAATGAAAAAGTTAAACATAGAGAATGGTGGAGACCATATGGTGCTGTAATTAAAGAAGAAAATGCATTAGATTATTTTGATATAGGTTATTCTCCTTATATGTTATTTACAAGTAAAGTACTTAAAAATACAATTCCTGCTGTAACTCATGTAGATAATACATGTAGACATCAAACGGTTAATTCATCTCAAAATTTATATCTTTATAAGTTATTGGATGCTTTTGAAAAAAAGACAGGTCTACCAATACTATTAAATACATCTTTAAATGAAGGTGGAAAACCCATATGTTCAAAAATAGAACAAGCAAAAAAAGTATTAAAAAATACGGAGTTAGATTATTTATGTGTAGGAGATGAAATTATTCATGATTAAAGACAAGTTAGTTAATATTGATAATTTTATTGGAATATATGATAATTATATTACCAAAGAAGAATGTGATAAAGCAATTAAAATTTTTGAAGATCAAGATAAATTTAATCAAACTCTAAACAGGTTGGCTTTTGAAAAAGCAGCTATTACTCAAAAACAAGATCAACAATTTTTTGCAATTGGAAATAATATAACTGTTTGGCACAATGATTTAAAAGTAATGTTGATGAATTTTGATTTAGCATGGAATCATTATTTAAAAAACACAGGTGCAGATACTGCTTATGACATGGGACCTTTTGCATTTACTGATATAAAAATACAAAAAACTTTACCCACAGAAGGTTATCACGTTTGGCATATAGAACATAGTGCTGATAGATCATCATCAAGAAGAGCTTTTGTTTTTTCTATATATCTTAATGATGTAGAAGAAGGTGGAGAAACTGAATTTTTACATTTTTCAAAAAGAGTAAAACCTAAGACAGGTCGAATTGTTATTTGGCCAGCTGCCTTTCCTTATTTACATAGAGGTAATCCACCTTTATCAGGTAAAAAATATATTATTACTTCTTGGATGATATTAGTGTAAAAAAATTTTATATTACTTAAGTTTTTATTATATATATTATTGTTAGATAAGGTTGAACAACAGAAGTTGCATCACCTGTAAAATTAGCACTTAAATTATGAGAATGTCCCTGACTTTGTCCTGCTGCACCAGTAGCATCAGTGTTTCTTAGTCTAATTACTTCACTAGCCATAATAGTATTACCATTTCCTGCTCCTGAACTGTGTGAGTGAGAAGCAAGTTGAGCGGTTGTTAAAGTTGCATTCGCTGTTGAACCTGCTACGTTTCCAGTTTTAGTAACTGTGTTTGCACCACCAGTTGAGGCTAAATTTTTAGTTCCCGATTTTCCAACAGGAACATTGTCTTGTAAGTCTGGTACATTGAAAGTTGTTGAACCATCACCTGATCCATAAGTTACACCTATGATTGCAAATAACGCTGCAT